TTACGTATTATTCGTGCCTTCCTTATTTTTACTGTGGGACATATTTGGGACAGAAGTACCAAAAATCGAGTCAATTTGTCGAGCATGTTCAGTCAGGTGATTTGGTGCCAGATGAGCATATCGGCGAACCATTTCGATAGACTCCCAGCCACCCATTTCCTGCAATACCGAAATCGGAACGCCAGCCTGAACTAACCAACTTGCCCACGTGTGCCTCAGGTCATGAAAACGGAAGTCTTCAATGCCCGCTCGTTTTAATGCTGCCCTCCATGCAGTATTAGCGTCATAGCGCATCTTCCTCACTACAGGTGATTTAGTTCCGTCTGGTTTGGTGCTGCTTTCCTTGTAGACGAACACCCATTTGTGATGATTGCCGATTTGCTTTTTCAGCACCCGGCAAGCGGTATCATTCAGCGCCACTCCAATGGCATGATTAGACTTGCTTTGTTCCGGGTGTATCCATGCCACCTTTCGTTGCATGTCTATCTGCTGCCACTCCAGATTGATAATGTTAGACCGCCTTAAGCCAGTAGAAAGCGCAAACTCTACGACTGACTTTAGCGGTTCCTGGCATTCATCAATCAACCTTTTTGCCTCGTGAGGCTCAAGCCAGCGGATACGCTTATTTTTCGGCTGAGGAACTTTGATGATCGGAGCCTTATCCAGCATCTTCCATTCGCGTTCAGCAGCCCGGAGGAGTGCCTTAATGAATGAAAGGTGAGTTGCTTTTGTAGCTACTGCTGCCGGCTTAGGCTTGAATACCGGAGGCTGCTTCCCATTCTTCCTGCAAGCTTCATCCATTAACTTCCAGTTTTCCTCATGCCGCCGATTAGTTATCTTCTGGATGGCGGAGTAAATCTTCGTCTCGGTAATATCCTTCAACTGCATTCCTGCAAAATGCTGGAGCCAGAATCCTATCCGACTCTTGTCATCATCCAGCGACTTCTTATGCGCCTTCTCCTCTAACCACCTGACACAGGCCCCCTCAAAAGTCATGTCAGGCGTCTCTCCTAATTTACTTACCCTCCATGCTTCTGCCTTCAGCTTGTCATGAAGCTCTGTGGCCTGCCTTTTGTCCTTTGTCCCAAGAGACTGCTTAAATCTTTTGCCGTTCGGCAATGTGAAACTGGCGTACCAGGTTTCACCTCTGCGGAATAGTGACATTTCAGTTCCTCTGTTATGTCATCACCCGCGCTCACCTGGACAGTATGCAGCGGAGATTGAAGTGCCGCAATGCAGGCTTGTCGTGTGGTGAGGTAAGGGGATTTCGGTTTGGTGGGGTCTTTACGTGTTGCCTGTAGTCGGCCTGTGCGAATCCAGTTGGTGGCGGTAGGTCTGGATATCTTGAGAAATGCACAGGCCTCATCAAGTGTGAGGCTGTGTGATTCCATGTTTACTCCGCTGTTTCTTCTTCGTCTTCTTTTGCGTTAGCGATGTCGTAGAATTGCCCGTAAGTTATTTTCTTGAATGCATCAGGGATAACAACTACGCCATGCCTTTCTTCTTTGTTATTTGGTATTGCAAAAATAAGACAATCATCGCGTTGCGGGTGCTTGCCGCCGTACGTTGATAACATAACGAAACCAAAGCCACGGCCCGATTGACCACCAATTCCTGTACGCATAATCCCGTAGTGGTTGGTTATGTAGTAATTCCATTCAGGCAAGGATTTTAGCTTGGCGTTAGCGTTATGCATGATTGCATCCAGCTCTTTGTTGTATGCGCGGCCTTCCTTTGTGTTTCCCTTTCCTCGCGCTATCACAACTCTCTTCCCGTCCAAAAAATCCTCGCGTTTGATTGTTATCTGGCATGGGAATTCATATCCTTTTTCCCAAACGAAGCTTTGTAGAAGTCCGCCTTCTCCACCCCAGCTACGGGCTGTAGTCCATGCGATTGCGCCAACCTTTTCAGCGGCTGTGGTTAGGATTGAATTTCGTTGATCGTTAATGGTGTCGTATGACTGGATAAGCTCCTTAACATCCTCACCCTCTACCATGTAGTAGTCGTAATATTTGCTCTGGCCTGACATTTATTGTCTCCAATAAAAAACCGCCATCAGGCGGCTTGGTGTTCTTTCAGTTCTTCAATTCGAATATTGGTTACATTGTTTTCATATATGAATAAATAAATTAGCTTTTTTCGTTGCCTTTGCGTTCCTTATTAATTCTGACAAACTCGTTTTTACCACGCTCTCCAAATGCGTCTTTAGAGTCGTTGTATCCGCAATCGCAGCACACATAATCTCCAGACCATCCACGCATTGTTTTTTCTTTTGCAATATTTCCAGAACCGCATTTTGGACAAGACATATCACTACCTCCAAAGCATGAGTGAGATGACAACGTAACATTGATTGGAGATTAACAATAGATTGCTGATGTAAAAGATATGTATAAGCTTCGCTTTCAAAGTGGAGGCTCTGGTAGCGGCATCCAGTGGGTTACATTGCTAATCAGACCATATTCATTAGTTTGAGGATGGTTGCCGCTATCGTCTCCGTATTTAAGACTCTCCATAAAGCCATAATGCCTATCCCCATTAACGCTCACAAAGCCGTAATAAGCTGGCATAACGCCGATCTCACACGTAACCAGTAAAGGAAAACTAGTTCTCCAATTTAGCTCGCCAATTACAGGCATTCGCTCACTACAGCTTATCCAACCATCCGTAATTACCGGAGAGTTGCCGGGTTCTTTAATGTGCAAGCGAGGCTCACCATCTTTTGGTTCAGGCCACTGGCGCTCCATGTTAATCTTCAATTTATCTTCCATAGCAGCGGTAATTTCAGCATCGCTGATGCCAGCACGGCGCTGTGCATCCCACAACAGAAACTGCATATCAGCCCACTCGCTAAGATCGTCTGGTTCGGCTGCGGCTTCCAGTGCCTCTTTTGAGAGGTGTTTCAGTGGACCAATGGGGCCAACGCAGCCAAATGTGGAGTCAGACCATTTGGCATGCTCGTGGCGAATCTGTTCGCGTTTCAGTGATGCCAGTGCAATCCGCGCCAGTTCCATTTGTTCGCCACGGGTAAGTCCGTTTTCAAGCGGATTTTTAATGAACAATTCAATACGTTCTTTGGTAATAGTGGTCATGTGTTACTCCTTAACCCGCAGTGCTTTCAACTGACGAGGGGAACAAAATCTTTTCTTCAAATCCGGCATTCATATCATGGACAGCAACACACCAATCCATTGACGAACGATTATCAAGAGCCTCCATGATTTCATCCATGCGGCGTAGGTCATACAGGTAAATGCTTTTATCGCCAATGGTGTAAAAACCAATTTTTTTCGGTGACGGGCAGCGATCAAGAACGTTCTGTAATTCGCTCAACCATGCCTGTTCCTTTTTTGTCAAAGTTGCCATATCACTCTCCTTTGATGCGAATGCCTGTTGCAATGCTGTTTATGATGCTGTCAGTGCATGGGGTAGAAAGCTGGGCATCTCCAGCAATTCTCATGACCTCAACATCTGCATATCGAATACCGAGGTGTATCAGACCGGCTATACCTGACTTAAGCCGAGCATTTTCCATAAACAGATCCTTTGCCCGCTGTTTTTCTGCCTCAAGCTCAACGCGCAGCTTCCCTACCGTTAGCGCAATATCCTCGTTCTCCTGATCGCGGCTTTTGATGTATTGCCGGTTTCTTTCCCGTTCATCCAGCAGTGCCAGCACGGTTTCTGGTCCGGTCAGAAATTTGAAGGCGTTGAGCGCATCAATATCCACACCGTAATCTTTAAGTTCCTGTTCACTTAACAAGTCATCATCAGCTGGCAACATTAACAGGCGTTCCATTGCTGGAATTGCACGTTCCGCCACCTCACGCAGTGCCTGGTAATTAATTTCGCTCACTGGTTGCCTCCTTTGCGAAGCTGGGCAGCAAAGTCAACTAACCACTCAGTCATTTCAACCTTCCCTACCAGGTCTGAACCAGGGTACATACAGCAATCACTCTGCGCCGCTTTGAAATCCTTATACTCATATTCTTGGGCCACCAGATTTTTTGCAGCTTCTATAGCAGCATCCACCCCCTGCGCCCGGACTTCAGCCAGGAAAGCATCGGTGGCTGGGGTTTCTGGAATGGCGTCTGGAATAACCTCTGAGTAGACGCGTTCCATTGCCGACTCCCATCCGTAGTAACAAGCCGAATAGCCGTCGCGCTGGTAGCCGTGGTCTTCAACTCCACATCCCATGCCCTGGTCATGGTATTCAGGCTGATTGTCGGGATTAATGCAGTATTCAATGACCGACTTCATCCCCGCATTCTCCGCTGCCAGCGCAGTGCACTTGGCCTCAAGGTTATCAATCGTGATTCCAGCAGAACGACACTCCCGCAACGCCGTTTCCAGTTTTGATTCAAGTTCACCGAACTTACGGACAAGGTATTCAGCGTTTGTTTCGTTAACCTTTAAATCTCGTGGGATGCATTTACCTTTCAGAAAACCATCCATCTCAATTAGTGACATTTGTTTCATTTTTTCCCACTCCGAAACATCGCATTCAGATATTTGTTTTGATTTACTGACGGAAAAGAATTTCTCTTAAGTAATTCTTCTCTCGATGGCATTGGTTTTACGCGTTGGCGAATAATCATTTCTGCCGGAAGAATGCCGGGATTGTATGCAAGTCCTCTCATGGTAAATTCCTCAGTCATTACTGATAGCGCCATAGCGTGAGCGGTAATTACGCAGGCGCGGGTCGATATATTCAGGGAAGTGGGTATATGTGGCTTTGCGGAATGGTCGGATTGCTGTTTCGTTTATTCGGTCTTTTTCCTGTTTTTCTGCGAGTTGTATATCGCGTCGGTACTTCCGTTCTGCTTTTGTTTCTGGTGGCAGAGCAAGAAACGCGTCGATATTATTCTTGATATTTTCCAGCACCTCCGATACGGAATTGCCGGAACAGCGGCGTGGGTCATCTGCACCATACAGAGGCGCTGGCATAATTTACTCCAGGGTAGGTTATCCGAATAATGTGGTACGTATAGGGTTATTTCTTTCGTAAACGTGATAGCCTGCTTTTTACCGACTCTTCACTTCGCCCGAGAATTTTTGCTACATTTCTTTGTGTATAGCCTGATGAGATAAGCGTCTGCATTCTTTTGTCTTCGTCGTCGCTCCATCTTGGCTTAATGAATGCCGTTTTTAATGACAGTTTTTTTGCTATGTAATAAAACTGATTTATGTTTAGGCCCAGATGTTCTGCTGCACGGCAAGCTACCATGCGACCGCAAACTGACTCCATCTCCGCTGTAGTTATGTTTAATCTTCTCATTAAGCCACCTGTTTAAGCTCATTTATTCTGATATTCATTACCTGAACGCATTTTGTCTGCTCATCATCGTGACCAGTCAATAATTGCCAGTCGTGCTGGTATCTCTCAATTAGCTTTTTCTTGTCCGTTTCTGTTGCTGCATATTCACTGAATGCCTTAAGAACCTGTTCAGGAGCAGGGGAGGAAGGCGATGATTTAGTTTGCTTAGCAGGTGCTGCATTCTGCTGCTGTTTGTGCTCCTCAGTATCAGCGTCTTTGGCGTCGTCGATACCAAACAAACCGTTAAGGCAATATTTGCGAGCGTAAGAGCTTGTAGCGCCCGTTACCTGAGCTGCATCCATTCCCTTCTTGTTTTCTTCTTCTCGCGCTATAGCGCTTGCTGAATGGCTATTTTCACCATCTGTAATGGTCGCTGTGGCCTTGACGTAATAACGGTCGCCAATCAGCACGATTTCATCACTGATAGACAGGAACAGACCTTTCAGTAGTGGCTTAACACCCTCAAGAATGTCCTCACAACTGCGGTATTTGTATTTACCAAACGAGTTGTACTGATTCTTTGGCGCATTCAGATGCTCCTGAATTTCAGCAAGTCTTGCGTAAAACTCTTTGCTCATGAGTAATACCCCGCAAATTCATCCCAACCAATAATCGGATTTTGCCGTTCTGCGGCTAAGTTGATTTGTTGCTCAACCTCTTCCTCAATTTCAGGAGAGATAAGCGCGATAAATTCTTCGTCACTAAATTCATGCTGCATGATTTCGATTCCAGTCTTCGTCCTGACAATCTTCCCAGCCCATTGCGATTGATGATGCCCATGCGTATGCGG